AAATAAGCCTAAAGATGACCTCGAAAAAAAAAGTAGCTGAAGGCAATAGTGATAAAGGTGCAGCACCAGGTTCTACAGCCAAACAGTTTGCAAGGCAAGTTCCACAATCGAACCGGTTGGCTGACAAGGACAACCAAAAGAAGTTGAAGAAGGAACTTGAAGGGTTTGATCCTTTAAAGCATGTTAAGAATCCTACTAAGGGTGAGAAAGATGCTGCCAAAGATGTCAAGCGTGGAAGCTACGGTGATCGCGCAGCAATGCTAAAGAGTGCAGAAAAAGATGGCCGTTTAAAAAAAGAAGCGTATAATACAAATTCAGTAGATGCTGAACATCGCCGTGAATTAGCAGCACATCATGAGAAAGAGTTAACAAAGAAAGCAGCCGACGGTGACGAATCTGCTAAGAAACGGTTACAGGCATTAGCTAAAAATAAAGAACGTATGCGTAACGATTATAACGATCGCATGGAAAGATAAACAGTTGTCATAGTTAGCACTTGTTTATAATGTCAGATAGGGCCTGTAGGCCCTATCTTTTTGAGTAAATAACAGTATGGGAAAAAGTTTAGACGGCGTATTAACAAAGAAAGCTAATACTAAGGAAACATATACAGAAGCTCAAATTCAAGAGCTAGTAAAGTGTATGGATCCAAATAACGGCTATTTGTATTTTGCAGAACATTTTGCTTATATTCAGCATCCTGTAAAAGGTAAACTGTTGTTTGATCCTTATGAGTATCAAGAACGTTTAATGCACAGCTATCACAACTATCGATTCAATGTTAATATGTTGCCACGGCAAACAGGTAAGACTACTTGTGCTGCTGTCTATCTAGCTTGGTATGCTATGTTTCATCCAGACCAAACAATTTTAATTGCTGCACACAAATATACAGGTGCGCAAGAAATTATGCAGCGTATACGCTATGTATACGAATGCTGTGCCGATCATATTCGTGCAGGTGTTACTAACTATAACAAAGGCAGTATTGAATTTGAAAACGGTAGTCGTATTGTTAGTGCTACTACAACAGGCAACACAGGTCGTGGTATGTCAATATCCTTACTATACTGCCTCGATGGTGAGTCTACCGTTAGAATACGAAATAAAATAACATTGGTTGAAGAAGATATTACATTACAGGAATTATACGTCCGATTATACAATCCTACACAGATTATTTAATCGATGAGTTTGCGTTTGTATAAATAGATATATGAATAATAAATTAGAACAATTTATCCAGCGTAACCGACGACGTAATGCGCACCTTTATTTAAGTGGGCTAACACTTGGGCACGATTATGTTATTTGTCCTGTCAGCAGTGAACGGCTAAGCATGATAAAAGACAATTATATTATTAAAATATTAGGAATGGATGTTGCAGAGTATCCGGACGTGCAGCGTATCTGTAATAAAAGAAAAGATAATATAAAGATTGGATTACAACAAATTGATCCAATTAGTGGGCTAACCAAGTATGAAGTTGGCCAAATTAAGGCACGAGCCATATTGACTCAAGTTGATTCATCGGGGATGTCTGGGTATGATCGCAAAGGGCAAAAGACCCAATCGACTCATATGAGCAACATAGATGAATCTGGCAGAAATGGGTATCGCAGACAGGCCGACTGTCGAATGACGACTATTTTATTAAATGGGCTAACTGTAGAGCAAAATGCGCACCTTAAACAAAAAGATACACTAGTAAAAAATAATAAAACGGGCACCGGCGGTGCAAGCAAGCAGTCAAAACTAGCATTGGCACCGGTACTTAGTTTTCTTACCGAGCATAACATTAAATTTTATTTTGATTCACGGGAATACGGGATTAAGGACACCGATACTGGTAATTATTATTTTTGGGACTTGACTATTCCTGAATATACAATTGCCATTGAATATCAATCATCGGCCTGGCATGCCGACCCTACTCTGACAGATACCGAGTGGGCAACCTGGAGCCCTCCTAAGGGAAAGCATAGATCGGCGCAAGAAGTGTTAGCGTATGATTACACTAAGGCTAGATCTTTATATAAAAATAGAGGAATTACAACCTATTATGTTTGGCAAAAAACGCAAGATACTGATATTGAGAAAATTTTATGTTTGCTGAAAACACAGATTACGAAATACTAACTCCTAGCGGTTGGCAAGATTTTCGTGGCATTACTGTGGCACCCAAAAAAGTCACATTTCGTATTACGCTTGATGATGGCAATACGGTTGATGCGACTTCGTCGCATCACTTTTATGTAAATAATGAAAAAATTAAACTTAAAGATTTAAAAATACATGATTATATCGACACAATAACTGGACCTCGTCGTATACACAATATTGCAGAACAATTGGCGACTACAGTGTACGATATAGTAGAAGTTGAAGACTTGTCCCATAGATTCATTGTAAATAATTGTTTTGTGACAAAAAATTGCGACGAGTTCGCATTCGTTGCTCCAAATATTGCAGATGAATTTTGGACATCAATATCGCCAACCTTAGCAACGGGTGGACGAGCTATTATAACATCAACACCTAACAGTGACGAAGATACCTTTGCTACTATTTGGAAAGATGCTGAAAAGAAATTTGATGATCACGGCAATGAAACAACGCTGGGCATAAACGGATTTTACTCCTTTACTGCACACTGGAGTGAGCATCCTGATAGAGACGAAGTTTGGAAACAGGTAGAGATTGGTCGCATTGGTCAAGAACGATTCCGTCGAGAGTACGGTTGCGAATTCTTAGTATTTGACGAAACTCTTATTAACAGTATTAAACTTGCTGGTATGGAAGGCGCAACTCCTATATTAAACATGGGTCAAACTCGCTGGTACAAGAAGCCTACTGGACAATACAGTTATATAGTAGCATTAGACCCTAGCATGGGTACTGGTGGCAACTATGCTGCAATACAGGTTATAGAACTGCCTACTTATGAACAAGTTGCAGAATGGCAACATAATACTACTGCTATTCCGGGACAGATTAGGATACTAAAAGATATATGTACCTATATTGCAGACACTACTGGATCAGCAAACAACGTATATTGGAGTGTTGAAAACAACGGAATTGGTGAAGCATGTTTGATTGTTATCAACGACTTTGGTGAAGAAAACATTCCAGGATTATTTGTATCTGAACCCATCCGTAAAGGACATGTTCGCAAGTTCCGCAAAGGATTTAATACTACACACAGTTCAAAGATTACAGCTTGCAGCCGTTTAAAAACTATGGTTGAAAACGATAAAATGACTGTAAACAGCAAGCCCTTAATTAGTGAATTAAAAGCATTTGTGGCAGCAGGAGCAACATATCAAGCCAAGTCGGGGGCAACAGATGACCTAATTAGTGCTGTACTGTTATCCATAAGAATGATGGATATTTTAAAAGATTGGGATCCACGCATTTATAATACTTTCAATCAAACCGACCAATACGGGGACTATATAGAACCCATGCCAATTTTCGTAAGTACCAACTATTGATATAAATACAACATGCAGAATTTAGATAAAATCGCTGAAGATCTTTTTAACAAAATTAGAGGACGTTTTTCCAACGTAACCATAGGCGACTCTAACGGTAACGTTACAGACATGCCTAAAGCAGCTAGATTTTTTGATTTTGAATATACTGATAACGACCGAAGTTTAGGTAAAGTTAGTGTAGCAATATCAGAAGATAACGAAGATCAAGGAAAGCAATCGCTTACAGTAATATATTCTAAAGATTTTATTTCTAATGAAGATCAAACTACACAATCTAGTTGGTTTAACTTTTTAAAAGAACTAAGGCAGTTTAGTAAGAAGCGCAGATTAAAATTTGATATAAGAGATATTAACAAGACAAATTTGGATAAAAGAGATTACAAATTTTTAGCAAATAATCGCCCCGGAGAAGGAACTATGACCGAGTCAAAATTATACGGTACGAGCAAAATCAGCTATCAAAACGTAGACAATGCAAGAATAGTTATCAAGCATACTGAACACGTTAATCACGAACTAGCTGCTGGCCGCACACAAAACATTGGTAGAATATACATTGAGAGTGCAGATGGAGAACGTTTTATGTATCCATTCAAGCATCTTGGTGGAGCAAGAGCAATGGCTCGTCACGTAGCGGAAGGCGGCAAACCGTTTGATGACTTTGGTAAACACATTGTTGGCCTATCTGAAGAAATGTCAAAACTCCGTAAGTTTAAAAACTATATGGGACGTTCAGCTGTAATGGCAGAGAGTCTAGGCGAATATATGGATGCTGTATACGAGCGTATCGCAACAGTTAAAAAGACCATTGAAGGTCTACAAAGACCAAACTATTATAAAGAAACATTTGAAGCATTTGAAGCTCCAATATTTGAAGATGTACCAGATGAAGTTGCTGAAAATTGGATTGACCAATTAACTATCCGTCAATTTAACGAAGAATTAAAAGATGTATTCCCTTACATCTACAAGTTAGTAAGTGAAGTTACAAAGGCAAAGACACTAGGTCCAGCAGATTTATTAGGCGAAGCAAAGTGTGATGATTGCGGCAAAGATCCATGCGAGTGTGAGTCTGTTAGAGAGTCATCATATAACACAACCCCAGAAGACGCTGAATTAGAAGCAGGATTTGATCGCATGATGGGTCAGTTTGCTGAAGGAGCAATGGACGAGCTTGCAGCTGAATTAGGACAAATTGCTGACAACGAAGACTACGACAAGTTATATGACCTATTAAGTGATAACGGTCCAGTAGGTAAGTATCTACAAGATGTGATAACTGAAACTGGACTACATCCAGATGACGACATTGAAGAAATTATGAATCGTATGATGGATCGAATTGCAAGTGATTTTGGCGAAGGTTCAAGCCAACCTCGCGATGAAACAAATACCAAAGGCCCAATGACGCAGGCTGACGAGCCCAAAGAACAAAAGACTCCACTGGGTGAATTCATTCTAGCACACTATGATAGACAATCAGGCCAGTTTCCCAAAGGCGAAACAGCAGTTCTAACCATGGTTGAAAAAGACTACGGCGAGCAGTTCATAGAACCCGCAAAGGCCTTTATAGAAAAAGTTAACCAAACTTTTGAGCAGTTCCAAATGCGTACACAACCACAACAGATGGAAACTGAACACGAGTTTGATCGTATGCGTGAACTAGCAGGCTTAAGATAATCTGCTAGTTTACTCATTTATTTTGTCATTTAAAGGTTGACAACATAAATATATCGTGTACACTATACATAGTGCTACACATTAAGGCACAAGAGTAAAGTAAGTTTACTCAAGCACATAGGCATTTTAAAGGAGGCATAACTATGGCATCGTTAGCAGAAATTAGAGCAAAGCTCAAAGAGCAAGAAACACGCCCAAACGGGTATTCTACTGGTGGCGGCGATAACGCAATTTACCCATTTTGGAATATGCAAGAAGGACAGAGTTCAACTCTACGTTTCCTTTCTGACGGTAATCCTAACAACGACTTTTTCTGGGCAGAACGCCTTATGATTAAGTTGCCATTCGCTGGCATCAAGGGTGAAACAGATTCACGTCCAGTACAAGTGCAAGTTCCTTGCATGGAAATGTACGGAGAAGCCTGTCCAATTCTTGGCGAAGTACGTGGATGGTTTAAGGACCCTACACTAGAAGAAATGGGTCGTAAGTATTGGAAGAAGCGTTCGTACATCTTCCAAGGATTTGTTACAGAAAATTCTATCAAAGAAGACGCATCTCCTGAAAATCCAATTCGTAGGTTTATCATTGGACCTCAAATCTTTCAAATTATCAAGGCTAGCCTGCTAGATCCAGATATGGAAGAATTACCAACTGATCTAACTCACGGAATTGATTTCCGTCTTAATAAGACATCTAAGGGTGGTTATGCAGACTACGGCACAAGTAATTGGGCACGTCGCG